CGGCATCAAGCGCAGCCATTTCTTTGTTGACAATGACGTTAAGTTCATCCCTGTATTTTTTTACTTCAGCTTCAAACAATTGCGTGTTAAAGCCAGCCGCTTTACGCTCGTTAATTGTTTGTGTGGTTTTGTTAATTAGCTGCTCAAGTTCTTTGGCTCGTTCGGTTCCGTTTTCACGACCCCAACCCATCATGGCATCCCATGCTTTGGATGCAAGATTTGTTACGCCCTCCCAAGCCCTCTCCAAGCTGCCAAGCTGACGTTGAGTTGATGCCAAACTCTCGTTTAACAAAGTCGCTTGCATCTTGGCAGACTCTTGCAGCCTACCTTGCTTCTCAAGAGCCTCAATGTTCTTGTATTGCTCAAGAGTAAGGAAATGGTATTTGTCGTTAAGTTGCTTGGCAGAACTTGCTGTTCCATCCAACAAAGGAATAAGTGTTTCGGCAGCCTTCTTTGCATCAACACCAGCAATCTTAGAAAATCGCAAAATTACTTCACCAACAGCCTCCAAAGATGTTGTGGTGTATTTTCCTGATGCCGCAAGTTGCTGCATCAAATCTCTAGTATCGCCAATTGATACGTTTGTTTTGTCGGACAGTACGTTGCCAAGGTTCAGCAATTTGTCATAGGTTACGCCAGCAAAACCGCCCGTCAAAGTCATTGCGTCTTTGAATTTGTCAAGGTCATCAATTGCTTTGTATAAGGCATAGCTTAATGAGCCTACGGCAACAGCAGAAGCAGTCATGCCAACTGTGAATGGCGTAAACAAAGTGCCGATTGCTCGGAACATATTGCCCACGCCACCCATCACATCCTTCAATTGACCGCCTTGTTGCAAGATGGCAATGAACGGGCTTTGACCAGACGCAATCTGCGTAAACAAGTCTGTCGTTTGATAAGTCAGTTGAATCTTCTGCTGCTCGTTCATCCTAAACTGAGCGCCAGCAGCATTCTTCATTGCTAGGGCTTTTGCGTCATAAGCAGCAGCTTCTTTACGCAGCATTTCAACCAAAGAGCCTTCTGCACGTTGATAGCGTCCAGCTTTGATTTCTCGTTCAATCTGCTCAACCTTGGTTAAGGTCTTGCCGTAATCTTCAGTTGCATAACGCAGCGCAACAATATCTTTTGCTGCATTGTTAGAGTCACGCTCTACTTGTTTGGTAAAGCCGTGAAATGTCTCTTTTGCCTTAGAAATCTTGACTTCAAGTTCTGCCGTGTCAACACCGAGAACAATACCAAGACGAGCAATATTACTTGAAGCCATTACTTTCTCCTTCTCGACATTTTATTCGCATACGTCATCAAATACTCGGTAAAACTTGTCTTAAAGTCACCAACTATTGTTTCTGCATTCTGCTCTATTGCCCTACGCAAGAATGGCTGTGCGGGAATTTTTTTAGTGCCAAATTCTTGAGCCAAAGAAACAGCACTTCTTTTGACAGAAACAACGGCTATGGCTGCATCTGACGGATTAACGTAAATTGATTGATGATCCCGCGATGTGGGAATTCTTGCGTCCAATCTCACAGTGTCGCGCAAGTGGATTGGGCTTTTTTTAGTTCTAGGCGATGGGTCATATGGAGCCGTTGCTTTAACCTGATCGGCAACAGGAGCCATTGCTTCTTTTGCGGCTTTGACAATAGTGGCTCTTGCTGCTGAATCAGCACGGTGCATATCCATCAGTTCAGAAAGTTTCGCCTCAAGTTCTTCCATGCCCTCGACACGAAACATCCTGTTTTTGCCTTCAGGAGTCCAAGTAGCCATACTATTCTTTCAGGTAAGCCTCCGATCCCGGTCTAGTAGCCAAGAATGCCATCAACTGCTTGCTGGCTTGCTCTTGCTGTTGTTCCTTTGTCAGCGGCGGGACAATGTATTCGTGCGTTGATGGAAGAACATCTTTCATCGTAAACGGTCTTGTCGTCTTCTGTATTTTCGAGTTTAAATTGCCCGTAGTCAAGGAACTCAAAGCCAGCAAAACAGCCTTGTTTCCTAACATACCGTCAGACAACATAATCTCGATATTCCGCATATCGTCCACAGGAACATCGTCAGGACACCCGCCATGAGCGTAAATATACGCTCTGGCTTGTAGGCGAATGTCCCAAATTAGTTTTTTCGGGAATCCTTGTATCCGGGCTGAATTGCCTCAGAGATTTTGGCAATGATTTCCAACTGAACGGAAGTCGGCAATTCAGCTTCAATATCTTCAAAAGTAATCCCATCAATCGTTCCATTTACAGGAACCAAAAGCCTGATGTATTCCACAACTCGGTTTTCCATCTGCAAGATGGTTTTTACCAGTTCTTTAGTGGAGCGACCTTCAACAATCACATCATCATCCGTCACTTCAACACCATCAAAAGTGCCAGTGCGGAAAGATGCTGTCATCTTGTCAAAGCGTCTTTGGAATTCGTCTTGGTCAAACTTCTCAATGCGCTCTTGCATAGCATCAAGTTCTTTTGTCAGCGGAACACGAACATTGAAGTTGTATCCAGCAAGTTCAAAAGACTTGGTACGCAGATTGGAGATTTCGCCAAAGGCAGATGTGAGTTTTGTCATGGTTTATCGTGTGGTTTTGATGATCTTGTGGTAAATCGACTCGTTGACGCTGATGGCGTAATCCACCACCTCGTCAGGCGTCATCTTATCAGCATGATTTCTTGCAATGTCATGTGCAAGAGCAATCGCTGTAATTCTTTGCTGCTGAAACCCAAACCAATTCTTGGAAGAATCGGATTGGGCTACAAGAAAGTTTAGAAGGTCGTTGCTGTCTTTTACTATCATGTCTTGTTACTCTGTTGTGTCTGGTGGCGCTTCTTGTACGACTTCTTCAATGACCATTACAGGAGCAGTCATGTTGTATTTCTTTAGCAGAGCCAAAGCAATGGCTTCGGCTGTGTCAGGTTTGGCAGAGGCTTTTGCAAGTTCATCAGCGTCAACCACCATGCCACGGGCAACAAGTTCAATGTCGCCGTAGCTGGTCACAATTGCTTCGATTGCGTCAGAAACTTTCATCAGTTATTCGACCAGCCGTACTGGTTGCCTCGCGGATGAATAGTGAATGTGCATTTTGCTTCAGCGCCGGGGGCAGAATCAATTTGGAATTGACCCACGCGACCGTTAAACGCATAAGCGACAGTGTTTGTGCCTTCCACTGCTGCGACCACAAAAGTGCGGTCAACAACACCAGAGTAAGCATCAGAACGAATCTGCAACAAGGCTGTATCAGCAGGGTTCCAAGCAGCCGTAATGGTCATGCTTGTAGGAGCCGCTTGCACGGGAATCTTGTCGCTTTGACGAGAGCCAGCAACGCCGAAACTTGCCACAGCGTCATCCATACCAAAGGCAGGGATAGCCTCAACAGGAATACCAATGCCAGCAGCACCTGTGCCGTTAGCCACAGTGCCAACAATGGTGGTCACTTGAGCAGCCCAAACAGACAAGTTGGCTGTGGTCAAAGGGGTAGGGGTTGCAGCCGATTGCATCCAAAGCGATGCGGCAAAACCGGGAAGAACTTTTGCAGGGATAGCCATGATGACTCCTTATGCGTTGTTGGACCAACCGTATTGGTTGCCACGGGGATGAACGGTGAATGTAGCCTTAGCTTCTGCACCGGGTGCGGAATCGATCTGGAACTGGCCTACACGCCCGTTAAAGGCGTAATAAACGATGTTTGTACCATCGGTAGCCGAAACCACGAAAGTGCGGTCAATGACGCCAGAATAGGCATCTGCGCGCATCAACAGCAAGTTGGTGTCGGCGGGATTCCATGCGGCAGTGATGGTCATGGAAGTTGGTGCAGCCTGAACAGGGATTTTGTCCGACTGACGCGAACCTGCCACGCCGAAACTAGCCACAGCATCATCTTGACCGAAAGCAGGGATTGCTTCGACAGGAATCAGATTGCCGCTAACAGCGATGGGGGCCACGCTTGCAACCAAGGACAACTGCGATGTAGTCAAAGGAGTTGGAGTGGCTCCGGGTTGTGCGTACAGCGCCGCGCTAAAACCGGGAAGAACTTTGTTTGGTAAAGCCATTTTGAGTATCCTTTAAAAGTTGAACAATTGTCTT